ACACTCATATAGTAAGTCGTTGTAGTTATTTCGCACTTTCAAATGGTTTTGAATTAGAAGAATGCAAAAGTTTAATTCAAGCAATACACGACCAATATTTAATAAAGTTAGGTACAGCTATGAGTGACAGTGATTTATTCGGAGACCTTCCAAAAAGATGGGAAGACTATAAAGATAAGTTGTTATTGAGCGAAGGTTGGGATTATGATGAAGAAGAAAGAAAATGGATTAAGGTAAAATCAAAAAAGACAGACAAAATAGATGAACGTAGAGCTGCCGAGTATTTATTCACACAATACGATTTTTATGGGGCAGGAGCTGGTGAAGACGGATTGTTCAAAAAATTATTTTATAAAGAAATTGATGGACCATATAATTATAAAACTGATTTAACCGTACCAAGACAAGCGTTAAAAGACCACAGTGACCAGAACTTCAAAGAAACATATTTTAAAGAAGTGGAGGTGCAGTTAATGCAAATGTGTGCAGCGAACAATAAAGTAATAAGACGTAATGACACTTATGTTATCACTAAAAATAAAATTTTAAGTTGTATAACACCGGATGCCTATGACTTCGCATGGCTTGGTAGTAGACCTCCAACAGATGTTATTTTTTCGTGGAACTGGTATTCAAGAGAATGGGTGAAAGAGCATGAAGAAGATTTGGGTAAAAATATAAATTGGTTTATATCTCAATTATCAAGAAATGCAAGAGGTGTCCCTCAACCTATAGTTCAAAATTGGCTTTGGGTAATAGCTGGGGCGAGTATGATACCCGCTAATATGTTACAAAAAATAGTTATTTTAGCAGGTGGCGGACAGAACGGAAAATCTTTATACACAAGTTTGATTCGATTGTGTTTGGGTGGAGATATGTTCAATGAGAGTAAAATTTTTGACAGCAATCCTCACGATAATAAATTCTGGGGCGAAGATTTAGACAAAGGTATATTGTGTGTTATTGATGATTTGAACAGAGTTTACAATAGAGATGCATTTTCATATATTAAAGGTGCTATCACAGGCACTGATACTGTGTACATAAATGAAAAATTCAAACCTAAGAAAAAGTTAGAAGTATTACCTCAAATTATTGCTTGTACTAATTTTGAATTTGAACTATATGATAAATCAGAAGGTATGAGACGTAGGGTAAAAATACTACCTACTGAATTCCACGTAGATGATAGTGTTAAAGATGAGCTGTTGCAATGGAAGCTGGTACTGAACACAATGGATAATGCGGCAGTTGCAGAATACAGAATGAAAGAAAGTGTTTATGGAGATAGAGGTACAAAAGTCATGAAAATGCATACTAAAGAAACTGGCGTGTTAGAAAGTTTAGACCACGGAAGTTTAGCTTGGTTTGCAAATAAAGCAAGATATATGTATTTAGATTGGACATTAGGAAAACTAAAATTAGAAGATACTGATGATATGAAAGAAAAACTAGAAGGTACTTTTGCAGGTGGATTTGACGCAGAAATAGAAGAATTTTTAGAATGGTATGTAATTGAACGTAAAGAAAGCATTTGGACACGTGAATTATATACAGAATACTTAGATTGGCATAATGAAATGGCAACAGGAGAAATGGCAATGAAAGAAAAAGCTTTTTCAATGAAATTAGGTAAAACTATAAACAAATTAAATGACAAAGGTTACAAACTAGAAATGAAAAAAACAAGAAACGACAAAGGTATGAGTTTAAATAGATTGTTTATAGGCGAAAAAGAAGATTTAAAATAAGACGAATTCAATCGCCGAAGTATTAAATAATCAAAAAGTGAACAGATAGATTGGAGGAGAAAATGTATGCCTAAAGAAACGTCTGAAAAAAAAGAAGAAAAACTAGATGCAGAAGATTTACTTGGCACATTCTTAAAAGGTGATAGACTGGATGATACTGAAAGATATAAAAAAAGTATTGATAATATTTATAGAAAATTAAAACCTATTTGGTTGTCTGAATGTAAAGATGCGATATGGTTGTTACAAGATGATTATGTAAGAACTATAGCAAACATAATATATTTGGACGATCAAATGGGGGGTAACTTAGACCCGACCTCACTTTCTGCTGAAAAGCAAAATCTATTAGGTTGGAAGCAAGTTCAATCTGTAATTGAAAAATATAGAGCACAAGACTATTCATTAGTAGATAACGATAGTATTAAAGCAATTCTTTCGAGTATAATAAAAGACCGTAAAGCACGTGACGCAGATAGATTAAAAGCTATTGAAATGTACACTGAAATGTATAATGGTGAAGCAATTGAAGGAATAACTTTCATAAATGACTTATATAAAGGTAAATTCAAAAAAGAGGAGGAAGATGATTGAGATATTTAAGTTTGTTTAGTCGGAATTGGAGCATTTGAAAAAGCACTTAAAAGAATTGGTATTGACTACGAATTAGTTGGTTTTAGTGAAATTGATAAATACGCAATTAAATCTTATTGTGCTGTTCACGGAGTGGATGAAAGTTTAAATTTAGGAGATATTTCAAAAATAGATTTGGACGAGCTTAAAAAGCTCGGAGAAATAGATTTGATCACACATGGTTCACCTTGTCAGGATTTTTCAATTGCAGGAAGACTAGCTGGAGGAGATAAAGGTAGTGGTACAAGAAGCAGTTTGATGTGGTGTACAGTTGATATAGTTGAAGCGGTACGTCCTAAATATGTGGTTTGGGAAAATGTTAAAAACTTATTAAGTGTTAAGAATAAGCATAATTTTGATGGGTACATTCAAGTTATGGACGAGTTGGGTTACAAATCATATTATCAAGTATTAAATGCAAAAGATTATGGAATCCCGCAAAACAGGGAGCGTGTGTTCACTGTATCTATCAGAAAAGACTTGGGGATAGAATATGAATTTCCAAAAAGATTTGAATTAAAATTAAAACTCAAAGATGTATTAGAAGAAACTGTAGATGAAAAATATTATTTAAGTGATAAAACTATGAGTGATTTTATTACAGACACAAAAAATGATATAAAAATGATTGGTAATTTAGACATAAAAGGTCATGACTGCGTAAAGCGTGTATATGGGGTAGACGGAATATCCCCTACTCTAACCGATATGCAAGGTGGAAACAGACAACCTAAAATATTAGAAGACTTTTATAAAAATAGAAATGTTAGAGAATATGAAAATATTGCACCAACACTAAGAAGCGAAAGGGTGGGTTTAAAAGTTATAGAACCAACCATTAAAATAAACAATGCAACAAAAAAAGGTTATGATGAAGCTATAAATGGAGATAGTATTAATTTACAATATCCAGACAGTAGCACAAGAAGAGGTAGAGTAGGACACAGTGTTAGTCAAACACTCATGGCAAACGATAGTATGGGAGTAGTTGATAAGTTAAGAATCAGAAAACTTATCCCACTTGAATGTTGGAGACTAATGGGATTTGATGATGAAGATTTTTATAAAGCACAAGCTGTTCCTACTTCAAATACGCAATTATATAAGCAAGCACGGAAACAGTATTGTTGTAAATGTATTAGAAGCAGTATTCAAAAATTTATTTAAAACAAAAGAAAAGAAATCATGGTATAAGTAATAAAAATAAATAAGGAGGAATAAATATGAATGAAAGTAGATTATTAAGACGAATGATATTAGGAAGGGCATTGAACTCAGTACAAGAAAGTGGCAGTGCGATGATAAACGTTAATTTGAAGGACGAGTTACCATGTAGTGTAACAGATATAATGCGTGAGGTAAATAGTATAGAACAATATATAGCTAATTATGAAAAATATAAACCATACTTACCTATAATAGAAGAATATATTCAAAAACACGAGGCTATTAAACAAGAGAAAGCACAAGGAAAAGAGCATTAAAAGTGAGGCAACGTTTTAAGTATGAGCGATTAAGGGGGTGTTTAATATCAGCAAGAAGAACTTAAGCGATATAATTCTGCCGAACTACTGGGACTTACTAGAAGACGGAATAGGAGAGCAACTTGAGAGGAGTAGAAAACTGTTCTTAAGAGGAGGACGTTTTTCTGGTAAGTCTTATTTTGGTGCTCATCATATTATAATTACGCTTATGGCGTTGGCAGTATCTCATAAACCGAATGAACCGTGGGCTTGTTGTTTAGCACTTCGTAAATATTCAAACACACTTAAGACTTCTGTTTATGCAGAGCTAGCCAATGCGATTATTAATTTAGGTGTTGAAGATAAGTGGCAAATGCTTGTCAATCCTATGGAGATTAGACTTAAAGGTACTAAAACAGTAATTAAATTTGCTAACTTAAATACCGCAGAAGATTATGGTAAAGTTAAATCTATTAAATGGCCCCGGTGGTTACTGCCGAATGATTTGGTTTGAAGAAGCTGACCAATTTATGAGTAAACACGATGTTGACCAAGTCTTGCTTAGTTTATATCGTGGAGGAGATATATTCGAGACACTGTTCACATACAACACGCCGTTTAGTCCGTCGCACTGGTTGAATATTGGTTGGAATAATGATAAAAAAATGGTTACTGAAAGTGATGGGCGTGAAAAGACTGTACGTGAAAAAGTTTATTTCAAACACGTTAATTTATATGATATACCAAAAGGAATCGTACCAGAACAAGTTTATGATATGGCGGAAGCAATGCGTGAAGAAAATCTGCAAGAGTGGAAGCATGTAATCATGGGGGAGGTTGGAGACCCGGCCACTATGGTGTTCCCTAACTTAAAGCCTATGAGAAAAGATGATGTAGATTTAGAAAAAGATTTTGTATTAAATAGTAGGAACTGGCGTTGGTTTGTTGGTATGGACTATGGTTACCGTCCAGACCCCACTGTTTGTGTAGTTGTAGGATATAATAGAATTAAAAAGGTTTTATGGATAGTTGATGAAGTGCGTGGTGTTGGTTGGAGTGAAGAAGGTATTTATATGAATGTTTGTGAAATGCTCAAGAGGGGGCGGTGTGATCCCCGGTTCAGTTAATATAGCGAGTTTAATCAATTCAGAAATTGATAACAGAATTATAGATGGTTTAAGAGCGAAGGGGCTTAATATCTACCCGGTCAAGAAGATGTCTGGTTCGAGAGACGTATCATATCAGTTCTTAACTGGTGGATATGGAGATGTTAAGGAAATCTGGATTGACTCGGAAAGGGCGCCTGGTTGCTGGGCTGAGTTCGTTGGTGCTGAGTTTTTGAGACGAGATATAGGTGGTAAAGAGATAATAATTCAAGAATGGCCTACGGTTAATGACCACCGGGATAGATGCTACTAGGTATGCGACGCTTGACTTGTGGATGGGACGTGCGGTAACTGGAAGTAAGAGGAGTTTATTATAATGGAAATTAAAAGAGTATGGGCTATGCCTAATAGTAAAACATTTAGTATTAAACCAATTGGAGAGTTAATACATAAATATATAGATGGAGTAGAAGGAGTAATTATTGACCCTTTTGCGAATGAGAATAAATTAGCTAATATAACGAATGATTTAGATGAAAATTATGACACAGATTATCATTTAGACGCGACTGATTTTTTAAAAATATTTGAAGATGAAAGTGTAGATGTAGTGCTCTATGACCCACCCTATTCACCAAGACAAATAAGTGAATGTTATAAAAAATTAGGGCGAAGTGTTAATTATAAAACTACACAAGCTAGTTACTGGAGTGAACAGAAAAAACAAATATCGAGAATATTAAAACCCCGGTGGATATGTTATCACCTGCGGTTGGAACAGTGGTGGAATTGGAGCAGGATTAGGATTTAAAATTCAAGAGATATTATTAGTGCCTCACGGTGGTTGGCATAATGATACTATTGTGGTAGTTGATAAGAAAATTAAATGATAATAAGGAGGTGATTTTATGGGCGATTATCACTGGGAGCAAATAGTAATGTTATTATTAGATAAAATAGAAAACATGAGAGTTCACGAAGACGAGATGAACCATATGATAGATGAGTTAAGAGCTGAGAACGTAAGATTAAGACAGTTATCAGATAAATAGTAGGAGGGTTATATGAGTGAAATAAATAGTAGCAAAGTATTATATAGTGCAGGAAAAAACGACGAGTGGAAGACGCCGGGGTATGCTGTATACCCGGTCATAAAATATATAAAACCAGGAAGTGTTGTGTGGTGTCCATTTGATATAAGAGGCGAAAGCGAATATGTAAAGATTTTAGAAGAAGCTGGATTTAAAGTAATCTGTTCACATATAAGTACAGGACAAGACTTTTTTAAATATCAGCCTAGTGAGAAGTGGGACATAATAGTATCGAACCCACCATTCACGAATAAGCGTGGAATATTTGAACGAGCAATGAAACTGAGGAAACCTTTTATGCTTCTTATGAGTAACACGTGGCTTAATGATTCTGCTCCTAAAATTGTAATGGGAAATGAAATGGAGTTATTAATGTTTGACAGGCGAATTGAATTCATTAATAGGGACGGAGAGGTATGCAAGCGAGGTATTACATTTTCATCAAGTTATTATTGCAGAGGGATATTACCACGAGCTATAATATGTGAAAGATTAGAGAGAAGTGGAGATTAAATATGATTGGTGATATGTTGAACAATAATAAGAGGAGAGATGTATGTACCCGAGTGGGACAGTTAATGTATATGGGGCGTAAATACAGTAAAGAAGAGGGCACTGGATATTTAGTATGTACTTCAGGGACGAGGCGAAGGCTTCATGATGTGATGTGGGAGCATGAGGCGGGGCGAGAGATACCCCCGGGCTGCGTAATACACCACGTAGACTGGGACAAAAGTAATAATACGATTGAAAATTTAGTCTGTGTAACAGTAGAGGAGCACAATTTAATTCATAATGCTGGTAAAAAGAGTGGAGGAGGGCGAGAGTTAGGTTATAAAATCAAACAAGAGAGAGGTCTTGACACCCCTCCCGGTTTATGATATACTTATTCAAGTAAAATTTTTTATTTTTAAGCCAATTTTTTTATTTTAGAGCTGGGGAGTGTGAACGCCCCGGTTCTATTTATTTTTTTATTGACAAATATATAAATGATGTATTATAATAAATATAATCAGTTTTTATTTATATATGTATTTATACTTGCTTTTACTTATATAAATAGGAATGATTTAACTGATCAGCTGGGGTATATTGATACTCCAGTTTTATTTATTACATTTAAATAAAAGAGAAGGGGTATGCGCCCCTCCCGGTTAAGAGATTAGGGAGCTAATTGTTCCCGGTCTCTTATTTTATATTTGATTTGTTGGGGTATATGACTGCCCCGTTGGATTTTCTGGTATTGGTGTGATTTGTATACCCGGTTTAGTAAATAGTTCTGGTTCGTGAGTAATATTCACAGGTAAATACATATTAAATTTTTTTACACCAGTAAGATTATCTAATAATACCATTAAATAATTAGTTAATGAACGAAGGTCTTTTGCTGCCCAGTCTTTTAATATTGGGTGAGCTTCATCACTGATAGTTATTGTTAATTTTGGCATAATTTTATCTCCTTTCTATTTATTTTTTCATATTATACTACGAAAACAGTAGTAATGTCAATAGTAATTTTAATAGTAATTTTAATAGTAATTTTAATAATTTATATAATAGTAGATTTTCTAATTGTATCTTCACTATACCCTGGCACGTGAAGTTTGAGTAAATGAGTTATTTCTTCTCCAATTGTACGCGTATCACGCTCCGCTTGTTCTTTTATTTTTTGATATAGAATGGTTGGAAGTGTAATAGTAATTCTTTGTGTATCTTTCATTTTTTATTCCTCCTTTCGATTGTTTATAATTGTTTATAAAATGTGCGACCAATATGTAATATTTTGACCAAGCTGTATGTAATGGATATATAATGATATATTATCATATACATTCGTGTATGTCAAGTGTATATCATTGTCGCACTTTGGTCGCTTTTTTTTTACGAATGGATGTGTGTTGCTCTGAACAAAGCAACATTAAAAAATGCAGTGATTACAAGGGTTTGAGCGATTGCGTTGATTTGCTTTTTAAAATCTCCTATAGGATAATATTTTTTGAATATCTAAACTTTATCTATATACTAAAATATATAGAGAAGTTATGTTTTAACAACAAGCAGAGCAACAGAAATGAGGTAAGTATATATTTATATAGGGTTACAGCCGTTGACTTGCCGTTGCTTAGTTTTAAATCACTTTTATAACATTTGCTAAAATTGACTTCATTAAAAGTCAAAGATATAGCAACGTTAAGTGGTCGTTGCTTTGCTCACTTTTATAAACAATTTTGCAGAGCAACAGCCCAAAAAGCAAGGCAACACAAGGCTCAATTTTTCTTCATCAACAGTTAAGACATTTTTTGTCCAAAAAGTGAACAAGCTGTGGTGGAGAAAAATTAAACACACTGGGGTCATTTACATAGTGGGGTCATATTTATTATAATATTTATAATTTATATGCACCAATGGATTGAAATATTGAAATTGTAAGTTATGTATTGAATTTCTAGTACCTTTACATACTTTTGATATATTACTATGGTCTATGTTTAATACTCTTTCCGCTTCTCGCACACCTCGATATACTGTATTTGTATTTAAACATATTATATATGAATTATTCATAATTTTTTTCATCTCCTTTCTTTTAAAAGTGAACAGAATATATCTAATAAAAACAGGACTAGGATAATGAGAGCTACACATACACCCAATGATACCCACCAGCTGTTTTTTGTTTTCCTCTACATACTTTCGCTATATTGCTATGGTCAATGTTTGTGATTTTTTCCGCTTCTCGAATACTTTTATATATAATTCCAGTTTCTACACATTTAACTGACACACGATTTACCGAATTTTCTTGTATACGGGTTAATATAGTTCCATAAGTTGAATTGTATTTGTGGCTACACCATTCGAGATTATCCGCTGCGTTGTTCACTTTGTTTTCATCCTTGTGATTTATTTCAGTTAAATTATCTGGATTAGGTATAAATGCCTCTGCTACAAGTCTATGTATAGTATGGTTTTTTGAAATTTTGTTTTTGATTAGATTAACTTTATAATAACCATTTACTTGAATAGTAGGTTTTAATATTTTCCCTTTAGAGTTTTTTACTCGACCTCGATTTGAAATCCAATACAATCCTTTATAATTGTTCACTTCTTTCCATTCTTCCATTTGGATCACCTCCTTTCGATTTTATTTTTAAAAGAGAACGGACGTGGGGTAAATTTAATACATACACACCAAATTTTTACACAACATATACTTTTATCGAACAAATGTTTCGTACACCGCTATCAGAAAAAGAGAGTTATAATACTCTCTACTGAACAAATGTACGGAACATAAGCTCGAAAAAGAGGAGGCTCTAAGCCTCTTCTTTCTCATATTCTTCTCTAGTAATATTTCCGTTAAGTAAATTTAATTTGTTTTGTAAATGTTTGATTAATGTATTTACTTCATCTCCGTCTAATGGTTCTTCTTGCCAGGTATTTTCTGTATAAATATCTAATATTTGAATAAGTTCTTTTTCAAATTCCATATTATACTTTCTCCTTTCTTGTAAATAATCTATAATTCTCGTGTGCTCTATATCCTGGTATAACGCCGTGTGTTGAAACTGCTAACCACTCTGCTGCACGAAGCGGTTCAATATACAACTGTTTTGCGTCTTTAATGTTACAACCTATGATGTTTGCTACGGCACTCGTTGAAATACTTCCACGCTCGATTACTTTTTGTACTATCTTAAATTCTTTTGCGGATAAACCTGTATCACCATCAATGTTAAATCTTGAATCTAATAGTCCGTTTACTCTGTTCACTGTTAAGTTTTTGTATCCTTCAGTTATCATTCCTGCTTTCATAGATTTAGCAAGTGATAATGCTGTACGAGGTACACCTTTTGATGCTCTAATAATAGCTGGTATACTCTCTGGATTTAATTTTGGATTAGCCTTTTGTACAATTTGTTTAAGCTCATCCTCTGTGTAGTCTTGTAGCTCTACAAATCTACATCTGTTTTTGAATGCTTCTGGTAAAGGGTTTAATATATTCGTAGCAAATACAAATCTAACTTTTGGAATTGGTAAATCCATACATAATTCTGTATCATAGAATGTCCCTTTGTCAATTATTTTATAAAGTCCTTCTAATATTTTTCCTGGTAGACTGTGTATCTCATCAAAGAATAATATGTCGCCGTCCTCTGCCTCTTTGATTGGTTTTAATATGGTGTTAAGTCTATCCCCCCTCATTTGTGTTGTGTCTATTGTCTTTGCTCCTAAACTTTCTGCGAATAATGTTTTTCCAAATCCTGAATTGCCATAGATTAGAAGCGGTTGTTGTTCACTCGTGTACCAATCTTGAATGGCTAACTTGGCTTGGTCTTGTCCGATTATTTTCTCAAATTTCTCAAACATAATTTTTTCCTCCTTTTAATTTTATTATATTATATTTTTAATCAAATGTCAAGTTTGTAACTATTTCTTTATATAGTCTGCAAATCCTAACATAACATCTAGTGCATCAATTTGTGTATTTGAATTGTCCATTTCTGTATCTGCTGCTTGTTCACTTTTTATCAATCCATGACTAGTAATAAATTCATCTCTTAAATAATCTTCGTCGCTGTCTTCGTCGAGTTTTTTTATGGTCATGAATTTTAATACATTATCGTTTATTCTTAAACATCTTTCAAGTTCAGCTACATTCTCTGGTAGTCCTAACCATTGGTATATTACATAGTAGCCTTCTGTATGTTTTTTGATTTCGTATGCCAACTTTTTGACTCCTATTAAGTCCTCATGAATTATGTATTCATTTCCTGTAAATTTTTGACACATGTCTTTAAATATTTTTACACTTTTCCTGTAACTTTTTTTGTCAAATATAATTATTGTTTCATATACATTCTTTTCCATCTGAATTTCTCCTTTCTAACCTGTTCACTATATCTCGGGTGTTACTCTGATGCCAATACAATTCCAATCTGATGTAGTGTGGTTGTTTCTATTTTTTATGAAGTGTGCGATTGCATTCCAATCTTCTGCTACGGCTGATGTCCATTTTGATTTTTCAATTCTACTTATGTTTTGAATTTTACTATTAAAGCTTTTAATTAATACACTTCTTTGTTGGTCTGGTCTTGGTAGCCATTTTGCGTCATCTTCAAAGTATATTACATAATAGTAGTCTGTGTCTTGCATTACTAATTTATGATGTAAAATTAAGTCATCCCATACTGGTTGTGAAAAACTAAATATCATTTTTAATTCTTCTTTAGTATCTAGGTCTATGGCTTTAGCTTCTGCTAAACCTCTCCATCCTCTGTTTTTATTAATTACTAAATGTGTATAATTACTCATATATAACACCTCCTTAATTATAATTTGCAAGTCCTAAAAGGACGTCCATTGCATCTATTTCTTTATTTGGTTTCTTAAATAAATCTTTTGCTTTTTTACTTTGGTCTCTTATTGGTTTTTTCATTTGCATTGTTAACTTAGCTAACTCTTCTGCTGTTTCTTTGTTCACTTCTATATTCCATATACCATATGGGTCTGGAGCTTCATAGCCATTTTTTACTATTGTATTTATTATTTCTGTTATTCTTGCTCCTATAATTACAGTAGCTCTTGTGTCTGTATTTTCTATGGCTACATTCGCTCCTATACCTCCTGATTTTAATACTCTATACATAATATCACTCCTTCCTATATAGATAGTATTTGAATTTTAGGATTTATTTCTTTTGCCTTTTCTAGCCATCTTTCGTTATCTCCTACAAATATTGTTCTTTGTAATTTTTGTAGCATTGGTTTACTCCAACTGATTTGTCCACCACCATCAGTTATACCTATTGGCGTATAGCCTTTTTGTTCAGCTTGGTAGCACAACTCGATTGTCCTGTCACCATCATCATCATAACCTCCACTAGCATATACTTTCATAAAGTCTTTGAATTGTGTTTTATAATAGTCGTAACCTCTAGCTTTATGGTCTTTAAATTTTTCGTCATTATTTCTTCCACTAAACCATGCTGTTGGTGTTATCATAGCTTGTGGTATGGATTTACTTATAATGTCTTTGAATGTTTCCATTTCACTACCCATACTACCACTTGCGTCAAAACATAAGTATAATGCTACACGTCCTGGTGTACTACCTTTTAATATTACACCACGTCCTGCTTGTATTGTACTTGGTTTAGCATAAGTTCTTTGTCTTGTGCTTGTAACAAGTCCATTTAATGTTTCTGTTAATTTACCTAATCTTACTTTCATTTCTTTTAGTCTGTTGATTTGGTCAATGTATCTGTCTGCCTCATCTCTTTGAATAAACTCTTTGCTATCTATGTCTTTAAGTTTTGACCAATCTGTTTTGTCATGTTCACTTTTGTCTTCTGCTGGTGTAGTTGCATCATCTTTTACTTCTGGTTCGCCGTCTTCTGGTTTATCTTCACTTTTGTCTGGGGTGTCATCTCCACCCTCTTTATGTCCTTTTTTACTGTCTGATTTACTATCATCTTTTTTACTGTCTTCACTTGGTGAAGGTTTCTCTCCATCTTCTGGTATGTCTTTTTTGTCTTCACCTTCACCATCACCGTCACCATCACCATCTTTTGAAGCCTCATCTTTGTGTTTGTATTTAGAATATTCGTCTAGCATTTCTTCTAATGTATGTGTAGTGAAAGTATATTTTAAGCTGTTTCTGTTTCTCATTTGTGCCATATTATTTATTGCTGTTTCGACTAGCTCTGGGAATAATTTACTCAAACTGTCGTGTACTAAGATGTCCATTATAATGTTCACTTCTTCTTTGGTTACATGGAATTCGTCTAATAAATCTTCTTCTTTTAAACTATCAATGTAGTTAAAAAATCTGTTATGGTGTCTTAATTCTTTATGATATCTTTCGTGCCATAATAGCCATTTAAGCATTTTGTGGTCATAAGCTGGTAGTATATTGAATAAGTTATCATCTGTATTAATGAATACTCTGTCACCATCTGTGTATGCTACTGCCTTACCTATGTCATGTATTATTGCATTTTCTAACATAATTGCTGTTTCAATATCTCTGTCTGCACCATTTAAGAATACGTTTGCCATATTATTTACCTCCTTCCATAACTCCTTTGATTTCCTCATCACTTAAGAATTCTTCAAATTTAGCTCTTAATTCTTCTTCTGTTGTTATTGTGTCTACACCGAATGTTACTTCCCCGTCTTCCTTAAACTGTTCATACACTTTTCTTGCATTCTTTATTAATTCTGCTGGGTCTAAGTTTTTAATTCCTTTTTGAATGTCATAGATTTTAGCTGTTAATGCTGGCCCTAATTTAGCTTCTAAAAACATTGCATCATAATCATATTGTAATATATCTAAAGCTAAGTCTATGTCTCTAGGGCTAATCTCTGCGTCTAACATTACTTTTATGTATTTAGTTACTTGTGGAATGTTTTTATATTTCTTCTTTAAGTAGGTTGTTGTATCTCTGTTATTACTAATTAATTGAAATACAAAGAATCTGTTTAATAATGGTGTTGGTAGCTCTGTTAAGTATACTGTACCGTCTGTACCATCACTTAAGTTACCCATTGCAACTATTTGCGCACCACTTATATCATGTCCTGCCCATCTTCTTTTGCTTGGGTCTGGGTGTGTTATTCTGTATAAGGTATTTAATGTGTCTGGTGTACCTTGATTGACCTCATCAAATTTGATTAAATAACCTTTTCCTTTCTTTTTAAACATTTCTTGTAATTCTTCATCTAACATTCTACGATAACAAGCTCCATCTAATACATAAGGAATACCTGCAACCTCTTCTGGTAGTCTACCAGCTAAGTCAAAGTCAACAGCAATTAAGCCGTTTTCTTCTGCGTATTCGTCAACTATCGCTGTCTTACCTATACCTGATTTACCAAATACTAACATATTCTTTTTACTTTCTAGTCCTTTCTTGAATTGACTAGGTGTGATTTTTACCATATTCATAATGGTCTCCTTTCTTTTTATGCGGTTTGAATTTAGCTTTTTGCTAGTCCGCACTTGTTCACTTTTAATTATATCACATATTTAATTAAAAGTCAATAATATAACATACTTATTGTTTAGGTAGATTTCAATATGTTTTTACTACCTACACGGAAGCGGTTTGCTTGCCGTTGCGTCCTAGTACAATTTGTTTGTGTTTAATATTCATTTGCCTGTTCGTATTCATTATCTAAATATTCTAAATATCGGTCGTATTCTTCTTCTGTTAGTGTATTATATTCTGGCCAATATTCATTTATAATCATTGGATTTTCTGTTTCATTCATATTATTTTACCTCCTCTTTTATTACACTCTTGTAATTATTTTCACCTATGATAATAAAATCTAGGAAAGTTATTCCCATTAATTCAGATATATCTTTTAATTTTTTGGCTATTTCTTTATCATTTTTACTAGGCGTACTATCACCACTAGGATTATTATGTATTAATATGAATTTGTTGCTGTTAGATAATAATATAGGTTTGAATAATTCGCTCATTTTAAAATTAACAAAGTCTGTTGCACCTGTTGCAATTTCTGTATAAATATTTATTTTATTTTTATTGTCTAATCCTACAACTATTATTTTTGATGTTGGTGATAAATCATATTTTTCACGTGCATTTATTAATTCTACTATATTATCTGCAGATAATATAGGATCCAAAGTAAATATTGGTGTATTCTCTTTAATCATTTGTAATTTTATTCTTTGCAATTCCATTTTATTTCACCTCCTTATTTAAAGTTTTTTCACATTCACCTGCACATATAAGTTTATACTCACAATTTATGCAAGGTTGTCTTTTGTATTTAGGTAGCTCACTGATGGTTTTTTCTAGTGCAATTAATGATTCTTTAAATTGTGCGTTTAGCATATTATTTCACCTCCTCTTTGTGTTCGTTTAAAATATCTTCCATTTTCATACTTACTGCGACTAAGTCTGTTATTATATGTGAAATTTGTTTATATTTTTCTGGTTTATAATCGTCTGGTTTTTCTTCAAAGTAATCGTCTCTTAAACAACATAATGCATCTTCTGCTCTTAATATTATTTTGTAATCTTCTTCATTAATTTGTCTCATATTATTATACCTCCTCTATATTTATTTAGGGGCGATATTTATATACGCCCCTCTTTTTATTTTGTTAAAATAATGGATTATTTAATTTGTCTATTTCTTCTTCTGGTATTCTTTCATTTTCTGGTTGTGCATCATTTATGCTTTTTAACATTTTGACTAAATCGTATTCTTTTTGCTCTGGCCACTCTATAAATAATCTGTCTACTATTTGCCATTTTTCTATTACATATACACCATTATCTCCATTGTCTTTATCAAGTCTACTATATTCATCTATGCCTATTGATAATTCGCCACCAAAGAAGTTACCTATTACCTGGCATAATCTTGCCCATCCATAGCAGTCTGTTTCTGGGTATCTATACCCTTTTAATTCACAATATTTTAAGAATGCTTCTATACTATCACGGCCACCGTTCCAGTGTAAGTATACGCCTATCTTTTTATCTGGTGTTGTTATTACTGCTCTATTTCCCATAACTATTTTACCTCCTATTTATTATATTTATGGGAGGGGATTTTTCCCCTCTCTCTTTTATTTTGTTACTTTTGTTGCTACTTTTTTAGTTATTGTATTTCCGTTAAGTTTTAATGTATTGAATATATTGTTAACTGTTGTTGTTATTGATTTATCTATGTTGTCAATTTCAACTCTTACGTATTTTGTTTCAACTTTTGTCATTCCTTTTTCTTGTGCTATTTTGTCTAATATTATTTTGTCTTCTTTTGACCAATCTTTTCTTGTACATTCAACTAGTTTTACATTTGCATAATTATCATCTACTAATGTTGCACCTTCAACAATTGATGTTTTCATTTCTTCAAGTTTTTTATTTAATGTTTTTGTTAATGTGTAAATTATTGCGAATAATCTTACGCTTACATTTTTCATTTTTAACACCTTCCTTTCATCTCTTTTTTACTCATTTTATTAAATCCATTCTGTTGTAAAAATTCATTTATATGCCTTGCTGTTGTTACTGAATAATATCCATTTACTATTGCTTTTGGTTCGCCATCTTCTGTTACTATTGCATCTCGTATTTCTGCGACTATTGTTTCATAAGACATTAATAATAAACTTCCTTTGTCATCTCTATAAATTCTTGCTTTTCTATAAAAGCTTTTTGCACTATCATATTGTGGTTCTAAATAATATAAAAATTCCATTTTTAACACCTCCATTTTTTATTTAATTAATTTTTTACTATCGGTTTATATTTTATATTTTATTTTATCTTTTACTTTAAATATAAAATATAATATTTTATATTCTTTTATTATATTTATTATAACATATATTTAATTAAAAGTCAAGTTTGTAACAGTAACAAATCAAAAACTTCTGAAAGTAGCTTACCTAGTATCTCTTTTAATCTTACCAGATTGGGTGGCGACTCCCAAAACATATATCTAAAATCTAAAGACAACACTTTTCTTGTCTTTTTAAAAAAGTGTACTCCACTTGTAAAATAAAAATGTATATAATATAATGTGAACAAAAAAAGGAGGTAAACGCATTGATAAAGATTACCAAAAACATAAAAGACGAATATAAAAATGGTAAAATAGATGATTTGTTTAATGAAGTGGACAGTGTTTTACAAAAACGTGCAGATATTAATGAGCGTTATCTACGTGGTATTACCTCAACAGATACGGTATCAGGTACGAAGGTGCAAGTATTTTTTGAAAAGTTCATCACTGATTTAGCAGCAGGTTATCTTTCTGGAGAAATCGTATACAATGTTGAAATTGTAGATCAATCAGAAGAGCCCGCGTATCGCTTACTTCATCCAAGCCATACTTCTCCATTAGATCCAGATACAGCAGCGCAACTCAAATTTATAATTACCACACTCTCATCAAAAAATGATGATGAAAAAGAGTTAAAAGCGCTTTTTCATGATGCAGTCTTATATGGTTGTTGTTATGAGAGACAGTTAGATTTAGCGCCTACAGTAGCAGACTCATTAGACGGTACTGCCCCTAAAGAATCTGACCCAAACTATACATATTACCCTTTAAGTGCCCTTAACACAGTAGCGGTGTTCCCAACGGACATATCAGACGTGCAACAGCAAAACGCCATTGCTTTAATTACGAGATACACATTAGATGCACGCAACAGTGACGACAACCAAGAACACATCTTATACTATTGTATTGAATGCAACCCATATACTAACTATTATGGCACATCTATTTATGATAGAGCTACGGTAGAGGATGAAACAAATAAATTTAAAAAAATCATTACATTGAAAGAGGAGAAGCCATCGACACATTCTATACCTACATTTTCAGTGTTTGAGCCAGACCCACAGATAAGCATCATAGACCCTATAATTTCTTTAGTAACATCTTATGAAACAATAATGAACAACTTAAATAATATGTATCAATACAATGACACAGACGCTAAACTTAAAATTTCGGGCTACAGACCAGAGAACCCACTAACAATACCTAATCCAGCATTCAACCCAGACGCTCCCGTCTCATCTCAAAATCCAGATGTGATACAAAACCCAGCTCGTGTTATTGAAGACAACTACTTACAGAACTCACGCACATTCTTTGTACAAGAACGGAGGCGACGTAAGTTGGCTACTAAAAGAAATACACGCTGAAGACGCTACTAAATATTTAAAGTATTATGTTGACAGTATTTTTCAGGTCTCTGGCATACCTAATACTAATGACGCGGCGTTTAATTCAGGCGACCTTAACGCAAGCGCTATTGACCGTAAATTCTACACTATGGCACTGATGCTAGACGATACAAGACAAGGCGTACAGGTGCTCATAAAACATAGATGGGCTAACTTCTTTCAGAGAATAAATCTTATCTCTAATACTTACTATAATGTCGACGATATAACTATTACTATTAACACTAACTTACCATCAATGACAGATGAGACGATAAATCAACAATTAGCCTTGAATGGTATCATATCTCAAAAAACATTACTATCTAACCTTGGCTACGACTACGCTACAGAGAAGAAAAATAAGGCTGAAGAAACAGACATCCTATATGAAACTGTGTCTCCTGATACACCATTCGTTAGCCCAAATGATGTGGACAAAGCTCAAGAAAATAATAAAACTACAACAGAAAACACCACCGCTTCACAGACTAATAACCAGATAGCTAACAAAACTAAAACGCCAGACCCAGTCCCAGATAGAACCGACAACATCCCTGCTCTTAAAACTAGAGAGGGTAGACCTAATAAATAAAATTGTTATCACGAGGACGTGAGTCCTCTGATATATATAAAAAAATTAAAAAATAATAGGAGGATTAAAACTATGGAGGAGAATCAAAATATGAACAATGATCAAACACAAGATAATAATAATTTAACACCACAAACACAAATAAGTAAACCACAAGAATCAGAAACACAAAATTTAGATGTCTTGCTACAAGACCCTAAACTACAAGCAGAATTCG